ATATCAATGCTGACGACACCAAGAAGGTTCGTAAGCCGAAGCGAGAAATCAATGCCGTTCGCTATGATAAGGAACTGAAACACCTCAAACCAGCACAGCGTGTAGCGGTTTTCAATCGCCTTCAAGAAGCATTGGCTCGTGGTATTCCTACGGAGCACCTTATTGAGAGCGATGACATCAAGCATCTCTATCACCGCATACAAGCCGACCAGTCTCACGATACGAGTGTGGTGCTCCCAGACGATAGTTCATTCCAACTCATTCCGCCCAGCGATCCTAAATCTCGTTCGGTGTGGTATATTGCTGGTGCGTCTGGCTCTGGTAAGTCTTATATCGCTCGGCAACTTGCCGAAGCGTATAAGCGTATGTTCCCCAGCCGAGATATTTATTTGATTTCCAAGCTGAATGAGGACAGCACTCTAGATACGATGAAGGTTGGAAAGCCCAAGCGTATTAGGGTTGAAACGCTGGTAGACGACTATCCGTCCATTGAGGAGTTTAGGGATTGTATGTTGATCTTTGACGACTACGACACTTTTCAAGGGGCAGAAGGGAAGGCAGTTCAAACGCTGATTGACGATCTGGCTATACAAGGTAGGCATACTGGCACTACGATTTTGTGCCTAACTCACTACATCACCAACTACAAGAAGACACGCCTACTGCTGAACGAAGCCTCGCACTTTGTGGTCTATCCTCAAGCTACTTCTTACCACGCATTGAAGTATCTACTTACAACTCATATTGGTATGAGTGCCGATGAAGTGAAGGATCTACGCAAACTAGGGCGATGGATTTGCGTATCCAAGAACTTCCCTCAATACCTAATTTCCCAGCACACCGCCAAGATCTTACACCAAGAATAATCGGTCTCCAATGTAATGAACGCCAATGATTTTTTAAGCAGTTCTATCGGCGGTGTTAGTGTTGCCCTATGTCTAGCACTAATGTATGCTGTATATAAGGCAATAAACCATACAAGGTGTCGGTCTATGTGTTGTAAGAAGGAGATGGCAATCTCGTTAGACATAGAACCTACGACCCCAAAGTCCGCAAAACCTCCACTTTCAAATCTCCCCTCTATACAGAATGAGCCTAGAGCAAATTGAGGGCTATGCTTTGGGAGACGACGATATAGCGAAGATGCTTCCAAATACGCATATTTTCACTTATCCGTATTTGAAGAATGTAAAAAACATTGACGAAGTGTTTGACAATGACGGACGAGCGGTTATGCTTTACTTAACCGAGAACGACCACACTGGACATTGGGTAGGTCTTTTACGCAAACCAGATCACATAGAGTTCTTTGACCCCTACGGCGAGAAACCAGATAGTGAACTTCAGTGGGCAAGTGGAGGATTGCGAAAGGAACTAGGTATAAATCAACCGCTCCTTACCAAACTACTACGCCAAAGTGAAATGCCAGTTGTCTATAATAAGACCCCATTCCAGAAGGAGAAGGATAGTATTGAAACTTGTGGTCGCCACACTGCGTCTCGTTTGCTCTTTAGCCATCTTTCTTTACCAGAATATACTAATATGATTAAGAAGAGTAAATTGAACGCCGACGACTTTGTCGCTGGGCTCACCTATCCGCTAATTCACAAATAATAAAAAGACCCTTATAGATATACAGAATGGCTTACTCGTCGTCTATTAGCTACGACTTCAGCGAACAGCAAGGTAATCTGGATAATGAGCCAGATCACATCTACTACAACGCCAATATCGTCAGCCAGAACGCACTGACGGAAGCACCGCTGGGGAAAGCCCCAGTCGTTCAGTTCCAAGAAACTCGTAGCACGGCACTCATTAGCGATGTGTCCAAGTATGACTTCAGTATTACTCGCTTCACGATGAATGGCTGTGGACGCAATCTACCGCTCTTCATTCCGCAGATCCAAGTGAATGGTGGAGACCGAGACTTGACATCGTATGGTATTACACTAGATTGGGTTCAAATTGGAAGTCTCACTTATGGTGGGTTTACTGTCACTACACAAACCTATTCCGCTCTAGCGTATGTCCAGTTCGCCAGTCAGTTCTACAATGCGTATGTGAGTGAAGGGAAGGAGTTGCCATTCCCTCCTACGACTACAAATCAACAGAACATCGCCCAGCCTTACTACTATGTAATGTCGTATCAATGGTGGCTGGATCTGGTGAATACGACTATGTATAACCTTGCGAACCAAATGCTCCCACCCAGTTCTTACTATCCGTCTGGATCGCTCCCTTACCAGTTCGGTCTGGCGTGGGGACTAATCTCTACCAGAATTGTGAACGAATATGTCAATCTACCAGCCCCAGCGAGTGTCGCTACACAAACTTGGTTTGTCAAAGGATTGACTGGAGGACAGACTGGTTTCTGGTTAAGTAGCGGTGGTGTGTGGGTTTACCAGACGAATTACAAAAAGCCGTCGTGGGCTTCTACGCCTCCCTCAATTCTCTACAAGGGCACAACCTTTACCATTCTAGTGCCTTACAATTTCGCTCAAGGCACATCAAGTGTAGTCAATAATTACACTCCTCCAGCATACCCCAGTGCGACTGGTGATTGGGGCAATCTCTACTTCAACTCGCAGATGTATGGTCTCTTCGCCAACTATAACTTCCTTTACATTGGACAATACACACCGAGCTATTTGCCCATTTCTGGAGCAGTCGGCAAGACCTACCTACTTCTAGTGGAGGATCTCAACGGCACGAACTACTATACTCCTCCCAGCACTGCTACACCAACGCCAACTAATCCCCCAACCTATCTTGAACTCAACCAAGAATACAACAGCACGAGCCAACTATGGTCGCCGATTGAGAGCATCGTCTTCACAAGCACTCTCATACCTCTCTATAGCGAACAAGTGGGAGCACCGATCGTCTACGGCGAGGGTAATAACTTAACGACAAACACATCTAGTTCAGCTTTCACCCCCATCATCACCGATGTTTCCCTACCTCTCAATACCGCCAATGACTACCGAGACTTTATTGAATACGCACCGACCGCCGAATACCGCCTCACCTCCTTCACCTCGTCCAAGCAAGAGTGCCGTGCCATTGATATTCAAGTTTTTTGGAAGTCTCGGCTCACCTCCACCCTAGTCCCAGTGACACTCTACAATGCCTCATCGGTCAGCCTAAAAGTTTTGTTCCGCAAGAAGGGAATTGGCAAGAAGGGGTGAGAATTGCCCCAAAAATAAAAAAGGCATAAGATATACAAATGTCTGCCGATATTGAGAAGGTGTCCGTATTTGACGACCGCATCATACAGCAAAAGCCTCGCTATGCCGTTGAGAAGGGTGCTCTTTCGCTCACGAATAGCCCTTTCCGTGCTTTGGCTGCCACATCGTCCCAGCAGACCTACCAGATCCAAGTGCCGTCGCTCAATGTGTTCGTAGATCGTGCGATTGAATGGACTGCCCAGTGCTTCCTCCAGTTCACTGCGACGGTAGATACTGTCACCGCTGGTTCTCCAGTTGTTGTGTTCGGTCGTGATTGTGCCCTTGCTCCCTTCCCTCTCCACTCACTCGTCAACACGATGACGGCGACGATCAATGACACCACGACAACAATCAACCTCAACGATGTGCTCTACGAGGTGCTCCGTCTAACGGATTACAAGAAGAACCGTGCCCAACGCACTTGCCCCACCTACCTAGACACCTATGCCTCTTACAATGATGCCTACGGAACGGTCAACAACCCTCTGTCTGGCTACGAGAATGCGGTGGATAGTGGTTCAGTGCCCAACGGTGCTTGGGGTGATATTGTCTTCACGAACCCAGCTGGTGTCCCTTTGACTGGAAGCAATGGATACACGAGCGGTGGTGTCACCGTCGCTGTTGCCAACGGTGTCCCAGTGATGACCGCTTCCCAGACCGTAGTGCCGATCTTCATTCGCTTCACTTCCACCGAGAAGCTCGTATTATCGCCCTTCGTCTTCAGCGACTGCCACGAGTGGGACACTGGGATCTTTGGCGTTCAAAATATCCAACTGGTTCTAAATACGACTTCTCCTTCCCAGACAGCCATTAGCGGTCGTGTTCTCCGCTCCACGACTGGCGGAAATGCCACCGTCTCGGCGGTTGGCTACAACGCCAATGTTGCCTTACCGTTCGGCACTCCCCAAGTGAATGTCCAGTTCCTAACGCCGTCTCTGGATCTCCCTCTGCCCCAGAAGAGCGTCGTGCCGTATATGGAGTTCCCTCGTTATGTGCTGTCTCAAACCATTGCGAACGCAACGGCTGCCACTGATGCTGGGTATGGTTCGTTTACGGTTAATTCGCAGACGATTACTCTCCCCCAGATCCCAGACCTCCTCATTCTCTATTGTAAGCCCAAGTCTTACTCGGCGACGGACGCTGACTGGTATTACCCTTTCAACTCCTTCGGCTCACCTAACACCAACCCTATCTCAATCAATCTGGACAACTTCAGCGGTCTGCTGTCAAGCCAGACTGCCCAGCAACTCTATGCGATGTGCGTCCGCAATGGTCTGGATATGGACTGGTCGCAGTGGTCTGGTAAAGCCAAGAAGTCAACCGATCCCAGTGTCCAGACGACTGGCGGTTTCCTCGTCCTCAAGCCGTCTCAAGATGTCACCCTCCAGAGCGGTCAAGCCCCTTCGCTGGTTGGCAACTTCACCTTCCAGTTCAACGCAACATTCGCCAATCCTACGACCGATACAACATTTGATATTGTTCTCTACACAATCACCGCCAACAGCGGTTTCTTTGAGACCATTCGTGGCTCGTCTCGCATCATCAAGGGTGTGCTGACGGAGGCGGACATCATCTCTGCCCCTCTGGCTGGTTCTCGCTCTGGGCTCACTCGCTGGGTCGGTGGTAAACACGCACTCCATCGTCTAGGCAATGTGGTCTCTCGTGTTCGTGATATGGCGATGGCTCACCTCCCCCAGATTAGGGCGGTCGCCGAGAAGATCAAGCCGATGCTCCCCCAGTCCGCCCAAGATGTGCTGACCTCTGTGGGTCTGGGTCGTCGTGGTGCTCACCACCGAGTTCACGGCGGAGCGTCCACCAACGCTTAAATAAAGTCATCGCCCTAGAATAATGAGTATTCTTCCTCCTCCTTCTTTCCAGCCAATCAAGCGGTGCGAGACTTACGCCCAAAATATTATCACCAGTATTAATGGGGACAGCATCTTACCCCACATAGCAACCATCAAATCTGTCGCTACTCATACGAGCAACCCAGATACGCCGATCACCTTGTGCGTCGCTCATAGTAATCAGTTCGTCTGTAAGCATTGCGATAAGTTCTTTGAGCGGAAATAATTGTGATCGCAGTCCCCACACAAAACCATATACGCATAGAGACCTATGCGACTATGGATTTGATTACCAAAGAATATGAATAGCGAGATTATTGGGTGAATAAGGGTCAGCCTTCCAGTTGCCCTTAATCTTTGTAGCTCGTGCTAGATACTTCTTACGCTGTATGTCCGCAGTGCCTTCTGGAGCACCTCCCAGCAATTCCACTCTTTTCCAGAGCAGATAGTCGTGGTAGTTCTTCAGCCCAAACCGCCGTATCTTGCCGTCTGGCGTAGTGATCTGGAACTTGTGTTTACCGTCGTCGGCATACTCCAAATTGTTAATACCGTAGGCTCGTGCTCGTGCCTTTGCCATCTTCAAATACCAGTCTCTATGAGCACCACCGAACTCGTGAATACGCACGGCGGTCGCTTGAGCTTTGGCTTGGTCGTAGGTCAGTGGCTTATTAGAAAGTATGTGTCCGTTCTCGCTCACAACCCTATAACCATCATCAAACTGAACGACACGATAGGGCATATCTTGCTATATCGTGAGGTTTTTTATGCCATTAAAAATGTTGCTAGTAAGTAAAATGAGCGAAGCCCCAGAGATCATCTCCCCAGTCGTGCCTTCACCCCTAGATGCCCATCGTGGAAGGGGAGTAAGCGTCTGTGAACTTACCCCAGCCCAGAACCCTACTGATAGTGCTTTTATTTCACCCCCAGAGACAGAAGTTTCCGTTGGCGATCTATTCATTATCGCACTGGATAAGGTCTTTGCTGAACCCAAGAAGGCAACGGACGCTTTCTTTATCTATCTCCACATCATTGAGAAGGAGGTAGAGCCGTTGCTAGAGAGGGTCAAGCAGTGGTCAATGAAGGGACTTGCCGACGATGAGCGAGTAGCGTGTGAGAAACTGATGAACGAGGGCACAACCACTGAACTCGCACCGCAGACGGTTGGAGCATAGGTGTGAAGCCTTGTGAAGGCAAAACCGCAAAACTCCCCTATAGGAACGCCACTCTCTAGCCCTAGCAACTTATTTGGAGATTTTGCCTTCACCTCCCTTCACTCCCTACTCTTCCTCTTTCCTCTTCAATCCCCAAAAGATATTCCCAGTGTTAAGATGCTTCCACTGAACGCTATTGACGATCATCAACGCTTTGAAGTTCTTGGCGGTAAGCATTTCTTTTTCTTTAATACGCATATCAATTCCATATGCTTCTCTCAACTCCGTAGAACCGATTACATCACTTTCTAGATTAGTGATGATGTAGTGGCGTTCCAGCCAAACCTTCAATGGATTGTTAGTATCCATATATTCGCTCGTCGTTGTTTGAACTTTTGACGGCTGGGGCAACGATTTCAAATCCTTGATCTTATGGTAGGTCTCGGTCATTAGCAGTATGAACTCGTCTCGCCACTCGGCACTCTTACACTTCTTGTCCTTCACATCTGGGTCGCCAAGACGATGGTGAGCCATATCCGCATTCATCTTCTCCTTCGGCAAGAACTGGAAGGGGAACTGAACTACTCGCATACGGCGTTGAATAGCCAAGTCAATGGACGAGAGTTGAGGAATGGCGTTGGTTTGGAGAATGACCTTGAACTGGGGCACATACTTGACGATGTGCTTGGAGTAGAGTGTTCGTGCCTCAATGTTGTCGCCACCACTGATCTGCTTGAGTAGACCAATCTTGAGCGTATCTTCACCCTCTGGCTCGGTCGTCATCATAATACGCTTACACCGAGCTTCTACGAGGGCTGGGATCGGCTGGTCTTTCTTATCCACACTCTTGGTGAAGAGCGTATTGGAGACCGAGATGTAGTATTCACCGAAGGCAACCTTGACTAGGTCGCCGATTACACCCTTACCATTACCACCGACACCAGTGAACACATAGAACTCCTCCCACCGATTACCACCAAATATACACGAAGCCAACACACGCAGTAGATAGGTCTTGGTCTCCTCGTCCTCAAAGAGCCCATACACCATATCCAGTATCTCTTTGCGGACTGCCTCGTTGGTCTGCTTGGGATAGGCATAGCCAGTCGTTGTGCTAATGTAGTCTTGTGGTTGGATCGTGCGGAACTTACCATTCTCGCAGTCGTATACGCCGTCCTTGAAGGCAAAGAGATTGCGGTTCATATCCATCGTCGTCTCTAGGTCGTCCTTCTCGTAGTATGACGGCAAGAACGATATTACACCATTACAAGTCTCGCTAGACCCAAAATGCTTGTATGCCGAATGAATGGTTGATATATTCGCTCTATGTTGCTTCGTCAGTTCTTCTTGCTTCTTGGTGTCTTTCTCTGCTTCACTTGCCTTCGCATACCGAGCTAGTTCAGCCTTCTTCGTATCCATCGCCAAAGTCATCATCGTATCGGCAAGATTACGCTTGAGCCCAGACGGAACGCTCTTCTCGTAGTGCTTCCAGATATTAGACTTTTCCAGTGAATACCAGCCTAGAACCTCGTGCCAGACATAGCCGTCTGGATTGATATTGTAGAAATACTCTGCGATGTCTTTGTGGTTTAGTAGACTGATGAGCGTCCAAAAGTCATTACGCTTCTCCATACGAGCGTAGAAGGCACTAGGGTTCTCCTTCTTGAGCAGAGCCCAGAGCGACGCACCAGTCATCTTGCGACCGCTATAGCCTTTACCAAACGACTTCCACTTCTCTACGCAGTCTCGCTTTGATCCCTTCTTGTATTTCGCATACTTCTTAACCGACAACTGCTCCCACGCCGAGCACGGCAGACCTACATTGTGGAAGACCATACCGACCATCAACCATACGCCGTATTCATTGAAGCATTTGTTCGGTAGATCCGCCACAACCCCAAGTAGCGAGTTCGCCTCTTCGGCGACTGCCCCATCGGTCTGCGGTTGCTCCATTGTAGGCACGACTGCCTCTTGGACGAGTTCATTCACTGGTTCATTGCTCTTCACATACTTGCCTTTGAAAGTGCTTTCTAGATACTCAATGAGTTCATCTGGAACTGGGTTCAATGGATCATCACCGTCTGGCTCAACTTCCCACACATACTTGCGTATCTCGCCATCTGGTTTCTTAAACTGGGTAGGATATACATAGAGAAGACCGCCGTCATTACGAGCATCTAGTTTGTTCGCCTTCCATTGTGTATTCTTGATGCGTGGGTGATACTTGAAGACGAAGTGAAAACCACCTTTTTGCGTCCGTGCGATCATATTACATTTGGGCATAAGCATATCAATAATAATCTTGTTGTGTTCCATTTCCAGATCATCTACATCAATAGCAGTTATACCAGTGCTTTCTCCAGTAAGCACCGCATAGCCAGTAGAGTTAGGACGGCACACTGGCGACTTCTGCCAAGACATTGAGTGGTGCTTGAACTGCTTTTTGCCGATAGTTCCATCGTCATCAACGAGTTCGTCGTTCCAATACATATCACCGCTCACAAACGACTTCCAGCCGAGCCGAGCATAAATGGGCAAGTCTGGGGGACAAAGTTTCTTACCGACCTCGCCAACATTTTTCATTTTATTAGAGGCGGAGAAAAAAGTCTGGGGTGGTTCGTCCGCCATTGGTATGATTATACTTATCCCCATACCTTTAAACCACTTCTCATCATATCAATAATCGTGCTGTATATTTTATAGGCTGTATACAGATGACGCACCGAACGAATGTATTGATGAAGCTAGGTCTCCCAGTAGACATACACTTGTCCTTACCGATGTTGGCTGTGTTTACCCATACGCCTCTTCCAGCACTCCAAGAGGTTTATAATAGAGGCATCGGTGCTTGGAAGTCTAACCCTCAATCCGTGCGATTGAAAAAGGACTTCAGTAAGAACCCAAGTCTCGCAAAGTTTCCTAGATCCGCACGATTGACGAAAGAACAATGGGCATACGCCAGAGTTTTTTCATTTCTAGACAAAGGAACAGATTATTACACAGCAGACCACGATATTGCTGTTAAATACGGCATCAAATAACATATTTCCATCGCAATTATATGAAGTAAAGACGCATATATGGTTTTTCCAATGAGAAAAATTAATTTTTTGCCCTAGAAAAATGTCTGTCTTACCATTTAGTTGATTACAAATGGTAAGAAAGTGCGGTAATTGCGTTGATTTTTAATCTAACCCCAGTAAAATGAGACAAATCTGGGGTTGGGAAACATTAGCGACTTTTTTAGGCTACGGTAAACGAATGGTGATCCGTGTTCCTCTTCCGTATCAATATAATCTAACGAACTTCTCAATTCATAAGTGTATTGAAACTAACAAATTGATTATTACGGCTGATGCCGAGCCGTATGGTAATGAAACTATGACGATGAAGAAGGAGATAAAGATGCGTTGAACTTATCAAAGAACGCTTTATTCATCTCAATACCAACGGCTTTCCGTTTGAGCTCGTGTGCCGTTGCGACCGAATTGAAGCTCCCAGCCGTTGGATCAAGGATTTTATCGCCTTCATTGGAATATCGCTCAATTAGCCATTTGTAGAGTTCTCGTGGCTTCTGTGTTGGGTGTCCCTTCTTGTTGCTCTCGTTTCCAATCGTAATGACGGACTTGACGCATCGCTTCTTACTATCCACCTTCTTGTATCCTTCCTTATCTGGCTTTTCTAGATTGTAGACCTTTGCCGATGAATGCGAACCGACATAAGGTGGGAAGTCGCCTTCAATATCAATACGCTTATAGAACGCCTCCCTCTTGGAGAATACATAGATGAACTCGTGCGACCGCAAAGGCTCTTTGTTCGCACGAAGAAAACCTACGCCTCTAGACTTATACCATACGAGGTCATAGCGAAACCACGAGGGATTAGACGCAATCAGTTCAGCTCCAAAGCGAGTATTACAAAACATTAGGATCGGTGTATGGTCGTTCTTCATCAGCCGAGTAATTTGCTCCCAGAGTTTCGGTAAGTCTATCTTGATGTCCCAGTCGCACCCAGCGATACTATCGGTGCTTCCCTTCTCCTTACGCTTTGCCTTCTCCTTACCACCACCTCCAGTGAGGCAACCATACGGTAAGTCGCACACGAAGAGGTCTATGCTCTTCTCTGGGAGCGTCTTCATTACCTCCAAACAATCGCCGTTGTGTATCTCCATTTGTATATCTATAATGAGAAGTCTTTTCTTTAAACCCTTATTGGGGCAACTCGGCAATACTATCGTTTATGTAGAGCCAGAGGTCGTTGACGGCTCTACGGACTTTCCATTCGTAATCGGTTGCGAGTGTCTTGTAAGCTTCTGCGACCTCACCGATATTACAAGTTGTTAGGTGTTTGTAATTCTCGCAGTGCGACGCATACATCGTAATCTTGCTTGTGTAGGCTAGAAGCTGGGTCGTCGTAGGCAGAGGCATTTTATTTACGCCGATGATTTTTAATTTACGAGCCGAACTCGTGTCTGGGGGCTAGAGGAATTGAACCTCTATTCTCGCCTTCAAAGGGCGATGTCTTGACCATTGGACGAAGCCCCCAATGAACCTATGGCTATAGGCTCGTTGGGGTCGTTGCCGACCGATTTATTGTTTGTGCCCTCTACATCGTATCCACGAGGTCTTGGAGGGTCTTGATGGCTGACTGGAGTTCAGCCTTCATCTTCGCACGATGGTCTCGCCACCAGTGCCGTGCGTGGTATTGCCCCAGTCCGTTTATGATCTGGGTCGCATTCAATAGCACACTGGAGAACCAGTAGGTGTATTTGTGCGTATCGTCTGGGCTAGGGCGTTCAGCCATATCCTCCGTCAAATACCGCCTCGCCGAGTGCTCACCGCCGTAAAACCGAATATTCCGCTCATACTGCTCGGCACTATCGTCCTCGTGGCTCATCTTGTTGTTATGCTTCCTATAGATGGGGTATGTGTAAATGACTTTTCATCATAGCCAATAATAGTGCTGTCAGTTCTTCACATAGGTGTTTTGCTGTTCCGCTACGCTGTGTCCCATAGCTACAGCATCTTCCTTCTGCTCCTCCTTTACATCGCTGTATTTGGAGGAGAGGTAGATGTGCCGTATCATTGACGAGCCAATCTTGCGACCGAAGACCTTGTTGAGGATACGAGTAATGCTGTTGACTGCTGTCAGCGGTGAGCCGTCGGCATACACAAGGAACTTGAACTCGGTGTTCTTCGTCATCTTGCCCTTGTGTAGAGGGTGGTGCTTGAGATACATTGCGATCGCCTCCACTAGACTGGGAGGCACAGCAAGGCTCTGTGTTCCATACTTCTTTGCTGTCTTGTAGCGGTTGAAGATGAACTGGGCTGGGACTAGCTCGTAGTAGTTCTTGTTCTTATCCATCGCCTCGTTCCACTTGGGGACGACATACATATCAGCATAGTCTTGATTACGACGAGGAGGAACATCGGTGTAGAGCGACAGCACAAGGTAGGCAAGGAGCATATTGAACTGGGGGCTTGTGATCTGCTTGTTATTCACAAACTGCTTAACAGCATCGTGGAGGCTCGTCTTGACCGCTAGAACCTCGTCCCAAGTCAGCCAGTTCTCCTCTTGCTTCTCGGTCTTGCCGTCAGTCGCCTCTGCCTTCATATCACTCACCTTCTTCATCATCAAGTCGTGGTAGTGCTGGTAGATCTTCTTGTAGGTCGGCTTGTCCTTCATCAGCGACAGCACCGAGACAATAGAGGCAAGAAAGGTCTTGCGAGTGCTGTCGGCATACTTGGCGAGTTTCGCATCAATATCATCAGTCTTGCGAAGGAAGGCAAGGGTCTTGTAAGGAGTGCTATTGTTCAGCGTCCATAGATTTTTCACATACAGATTAGCACTGCTCTCGGCAACCTTACGAACCTCTACCAGAGTTTTCACAAGGTTCAACATAAAATCGTTCGTGCGGTTCATCTTTATACTCTGGGGATACTTTTTTCCAGCGGACAATTTACGCAACTTGTTTCTGGAGAAAAGTAAGTGTCCGCTTATGGATTGTCGCAACATCGGTATTGAGCAACTCGTTGACCTTGTCCTTGATATTGTCTGGGGGGTTCTTGGCAAGGATCTCGTGAAGCATCTGGGCGTTGCGTTGCTCCTTCTGCCGTCTATAACGCTCCGCCATATCGGCTTTGATCTTGTCGGCGTGTTCGTTGTAGTAAGCCTTCTTCTTCTCTGGGTCATACTTTTCACGCATCTTGGCGGTCAGTTCATCTCGCTTCTTGGCGTAATAACGAGCGTATGCGGACGACATCTTTCTTTACTATAATGATGTGTCTTTTCTTTAAACCCTTTTCATTCAACATTTATCGCAGACATACGAGACCTCTTGACTTTCGGTTTCGCTACATACTGGACGCAGACCATCGTGGTCGGTTGATCCACACTTCTCGCACTCTGGGGCTTTGAACTCCAGCTCATTCAACCACCGCTTTGAGAACCCAAAGAACGCTTCCTTCTTGAGGCGTTCCGTCTTGTAGATAGTGAAGCAACCATCGCACATACGAACCCACACATTCTTCAGCTTGTAATAGAACACTTCTAGCTCAATCGCCTTGTTCGCAATCGCACCACACTTCTCGCAATCTCCCATTGTTGTTATGATTGTATATATCCCCATATCTTTAAATGACTTTTCATCATATCTATTAATCTGCTGTAGAAAGACCGCTGTAGTAGGTCATACAGCACTTTGCTGTGTAGGTTTATACAGCATAATTTATTGCTATGATGAAAAGTCATTTACGGATAGGGTGATATGTCTAATCATAACAAATGAACAAGAGTGTAGCGGAGGCGATTACCCACTACGAGCAGTTGTATCTGGACACGCTCAACAAGATTGAGGTCAGCACGAAGGCGAATAGGAATTGGTTGAAGACTGGGGTAGGCGAAAAACCACCACCTACACCAAGCCGATATTTCCGTCGCAAGGCTCTGGCTCAAGCGTCGCTCAAGGGGCTTAAGATGTTTATCAATCACCAGTGGCACGATGTTGATCAAACCAAATATATGAAGGGGCTTCGCAAGAAGTGAGTGTGAAGGGTGTGAAGGCAAAATCTCCAAAAAAGTCGGCTGGGAGAGTTGGGGGTGTTCCTATAGGGGAGTTTTGCGGTTTTGCCTTCACAAGCCTTCACAACAGCATTTAAAGACAGCAGATTTAGTTGATGTGATGAAAAGTCATTTAAAGATATGAGGATAAGTATAATCATAACAACAATGGACGGTTCGTGGGTTGCCTCAATCGTAATGAATGGTTGCTTTGCTCGTATGCCGTGTGGTGCGAATGCCCCAGTGAAGGGCGACATACTCATCAAGCGTATCAACAACCCAATGCCGAACAACCAATACAACTGCGGAGGGTTCAGTGTAATGAAGGTGTGTGGTGTGTATCCATCGCAAGGACGCATCGCCTATCGGTTTCTAGTAAGGTTTGTGGTAGGTGTTGAGGTGCGGTGGGATTGGAGCGTCAGTGAGAACCGCACCGATGGGTCAATCCAGAATGGGCAGTGGCGGTGTGCCTATAACAAGAAACTAACACCGAAGGCACTACCAGATGCTCCAATCCCAGCCCAAGCGACTATCCGTCAAGTGCCTCCGCACATCGTAGACGAACTGACGAACAACTACGAGTTGCTCCACTTGACCTTTGATAAGGAGTATAGTTGCCCCATCTGCTTGGACATCATTGAAGGCGACAAACTCCACATCACCAAGTGCGGACACTTCTTTTGTAAGGGGTGCGTGGAAGGTCTCCCTCCCCAGTGGGAGCGAACGAACGGTTGCCCCCAGTGCCGAGCTAGGGCTTGATGAGAAGGGGTTTAAAGATATGAGGATAAGTATAATCATAAGAGTAGAATGAGGGTCATCGGCATTGAGGAGATGGACAAGATCCGTGCGACGAAGAGGTCGGCTGACGATTACTGGATACAACGCAATTGTTGCGTCCAGTCGGCTTACTACAACAAGAACGCTCTGGGCAACAAGAAGTTCAAGGTGCGATGCGGAAGTGTCTGGTATAAGGGTAAGCATTTATTCGGTAAGACGATGAATGTAAACACATCAAAAGCGTTTTACTATAGTGCTTCACACGCTTGGAACGAGACCCCAGACGGCAAGATCATTGACTGGGTCATCAACGATGTTCTAGGTGATACAACCAAGAAGCTCTGGGACAAGGCAGAGGTTGAGGCACTGGGTTTTGAGTATCGGTATTACGACCACGAGGAAATGATTGAAGTGAAGTTGCGTAAGGATTTCAAGAATACCGACCACCTTGTGCGTGTGTGTCTGGGAGAGATGTTCTAGTCTCGTGGAGGCATAGGAGAAAAGAGCACTCGGCTAGAGGCGAGTGTTGAGGGAATAGGATTATCAAAGGAATGGGTCGGCACATTCATCATTGTGGGGAAGTGCGAGACTGGTTTCTTATTTTTATTATTGACGACAATAGCTACTACGACTATCGTCATCAATACTAGACACCCCATAACACTGCCTATCGCAATATACACGATGTTTGGTGGGGTCTGCGATTGATCTGGTTGGGCTTGAGCCACCACACGAGGTGATACGGACGGCGTAGAAGTCTGCGTCCCAGTCTGGGTCAGTGTTCCAGTCTGCGTAAGCGTTCCAGTCTGCGTCCCAGTCTGCGTCTGCGTTTGCGTATTGGTGGGTGTTGCGGTCTGCGTATTGGTCGCAGTGCTAGAGGTAGACGACGAAATCCCACGAGTTTCCGTTGTTGTATGTGTAGGCGTAGCAATAGCACTGCGTGTGCGAGTAGCAGTTGGTGTAGCAGTTGCCGTAGGCGTAGCAATGCGACTGCGTGTTGCCGTCAGTGTGCGAGTAGCAGTAGCCGTAGGTGTAGCAATGCGACTACGAGTAGTAGTAGCCGTAGGTGATACAATGCGACTGCGTGTAGCGGTCATCGTATTTGTAGGACGACCGATACTAGACGGAGATAAAGTCGGTGTTGTGAACGCCAGAGCGATCAGCGTAATAAATGATAAGAGCCTCATTTATTATGATGATATATTTTTCGCTTAAGTTTTGGTTAGTTTAGGTTAGGCAAGGACATTGAGAAGGTGCTCTGGCATCTTCACCATCTTGCCTCGTCCCTTGAATTGGTCTAGTGCGTGTCCTTGATAGGCAGTCATTACATCGCCGACAATACCAGACGGAGCACTCGTGCTAGACAGCGGAGGCAGAACCTTCGTATTACCAAATACACGACCTCCTAGACGATATAGAGCATCAGTGTTGATGTAGTTGCGGTGAATGCTTCCAGTCTGTTGCGACCAGAGATCGTAAGGCTGGAAAGCTGGGTTATACTCCTCCGCATTCTTCAGTTGAGGGAAATCTCGCTTGAGTGAGTTGATGACAGCACCAGCAAGGCTGTGTCCAGTGAGGTAATACTCAAACTGATTGGGTGGGAACATCTGGAATAGGCGTTCCATTGAAGCCTTGTCGGTCTTGTAGCGATCCGTGCGAGATAGACCATTGATGACGAGCGACGCATCAGCCGATAAATCCTTTACATCAGTCGGCTTCGTTCCACGCACTGCGACAAGAATGGTGCGAGTGCCTTCGTTGAGATAAGCGTCCATTGTCGGCGTATTGAAGACAATGTTGAAGTTGTCGGCAATGGTTTGAGGAGGAGGGTTCGCATACGAAGCCTTCGCACCTTCCCAGAAAGTTGTCTGCTTCGGCATCGCACCACCCTTCTTCTTCAGTCCAAAAAACTCGTTCAGTCCAGCATTCTGGCGATCGCTTAAATGAGGCATCGCACTTCCTCGTTTCGTAATATGAATATAAGCAGATGGCATCAAGGCTTTACCGAGATTGAAACCGCCAGTCATCGCACCAGCCCCACGACTTTGCTGTAGCAACTGGAAGTTCCGCTTCGCATTCTCCTTTGCCTCACCTTCCTCCATCGCATTGATCTTCGCCAGAGCTTTCTTGTCTCGTGCCTTCTGGGCTCGTAGGCGTTCCGTCTCTCGCAATTGAGCCAACTTCTCCTCTCCCAGTTGTTCTCGTTCACCAGCAAGAAACCGACCACGAGCAGACCGATCGGCAACTGCCTTTGGCGGACGACCACGAGGACGAGGTGCGACCGCTGGTGCTGGTGCTTGACGACGACCATACACATTCTGGATATACGCAGATGGCTGTGCGATGCGTCCCACATTAAATCGTGCTGGTGTGATCTTGTCTGTTGCTGGAGGATCGTAATCATTCACGCCACGCCGTAGATGCTTCTTTGCCAACATAAGACCCACAAATCCAGCTTTCTTGTTCCCTTTCGGCATACCAGATCCCTCTTGCGTGACAACACCAAAATCATTCCCAATGTCCAAATTGAGACGATCCATTCTATCTATACATATTGGCGTGAAAAAGAAATGGCGAATTGTGAATTGTCCCAGAAATAATCGGCGTATATGATATACAAATGGATTACGCACCAGAGGCTCGTATTGTTGGTTCTAGTCGTCGCAAAGGTGGTGCTATGACTGGCGGTGTATCTAGCGTAATTCGTAGCCCAGAGGTTCATATGGCAAAGATGGAACTTGCCCAGCATCGTGCGATGGAGGGATATGGTGCGACACCAGCCCAACGCCATCGTGCGAACCAGAAGGCGACGCATCGGCATATGATGGGGTCGGCTTCCACTGGCGGTGCGACGACTGGCGGTTTTGGTGCTATGGATCTCATCTTTCCAGCCCATTCTCTATTCGGCTTCGGTCATCAAGGCGGTGCGATGACTGGCGGTAGTATATGGGACGATATTAAATCTGGTAATGTGAATGTAAATGGATTAGCCCCTAATCATATTTTTGAGCCTCCTATGTTGGGTCGTCTTCCTACTCGTGTTGGTCGTGATGATCTGCCTCGTCTTATTACAGAGCCAAATCTTGAACGCAATCTTAAGCGAACAATCGGTTTGGGCGGTGCTTCTACTGGCGGTGCGTCCACTGGCGGTATGCTGTATCACGGAATGCCTCACCCTACGATGAAGGGTCTGCGTTGGTGCGAACACCCCCAAGCCGTAAGCGGTGGTTTCTGGCTGTGGGATAAGATCAAAGAGGGAGCAAATACGGTATATAACAATGTCATCAAACCAGTCGGTCGTATTGCTCGTAATTTCGTTGCTCCAGTCGGCAATCTCATCGGCACAGAGTTTGGTGTTCCTATTGCTGGAACACTGGCGGATCAAGGGCTCAAGGCGATTGGTCTAGGTCGTCGTCGTCGTGGGGCACAAACATCTATGTATCCTCACGGAATGCGACACCCTCACTACGAGGGCATCAGTTGGCATCACCACCCCCACGCCTTACACGGCGGTTTCTGGCTCTGGGACAAGATCAAGGAGGGAGCGAACTGGGCTGGTGATAAGATACGGCAAGGCATAGATTATGTCGGCGACCACATTGGAGATCTTGCTCGTAGGGCAGTTGAGCCAGTCGGCAACTTCATTGGAAATCAATTAGGCATTGAGAATGCTGGAACAACGATCAATAGCGGACTGAATGCGGTCGGTCTGGGTCGTCGTCGTGGTCGTAAGACGGCTTCTCGTGAGCATCGTCGTGAGGGTGAACTGCTCCACGAGGCAATGGAGGCTCACCAAGCTGAAGGTCGTGCGATGCGTGGAGGCACAAGGGCGAAGGCGGTCAGTGCTCGTCTAGGAATTACCCCAGACGGCGACTATGCCTTTGACAGCCACATCGGCGGTGCGTCCACTGGCGGTCGTCGTCGTCGTGGTGGAAAGAGCCTTCTAGGAATGTTTGGAAGTTATATGGGTAAGCAACTTACTGATCCCAACTCTTTACTCGGTGCGACGGCACGAGGAGTAGTGAATAACGCTGGAGTTTTATCAAAAATCCTTACGGCTGACTTAAGTGGATATAAAAATCATCATATAGGCAGTGGTGGTGCTTCCACTGGCGGTGCTTCTACTGGCGGTGCTTCCACTGGCGGTCGCCGTAAAGCATCTGGACAGACTGATAAGCGTAAGGAACGAGGAGAACTCTTACGCAAAGTAATGGCAAGTGCGAAGGCACACGGAGAACCCATTACTCTACCACAAGCGTCAAAGCAAATAAAGGAGTATGGACTTACACTTGCCAATTTTATGTAAGGTTTAACCCTCCCAGAAAAATCAAAACTACATATAAAATGGACAAAGACCAACAACAGCAACCGCAACCGCAAACAAGCCCACATCTTGTAATCAAAGAAATTACAAAATGTGATACAAAAGTGGTGAAACCAAAACGCAAATATGTGAAGAAGAAGGATAAGCTCAAGGGTGTGATATGCCACGAGGGAAGTATAACAGTAAGATTTGATTGATTTATAATATTTTGTATCAATATACATATCAAATGCCGATTGGATACACGCCAACCTCCAAAGGCAATATCTCGTTGACCTTCCCTTACATTGCCGATCAGTATCGTTCATTAGGATACGAGAACTTCCCCAATGTCCTTCCTCGTGCGATAAGCGTAGAACACGGAGGCGATGAGCACGGCTGGGGTGCTGATGCTAATCGTATGGCGATGGGAAAGGTTCAAGCTACTCGGTCAATCCAGCGTATCTTTGATCGCACTCCTCGTTTCCGTATTCAGCCGTCTGGGAACACCGCCCAGATGCCGATGTTTGCGAGTAAAGACGAGAGTATGGAGGCTCTACGGCGATGGACTGGTGGTGTGCTGTCTGGTGCTGGAACGGCTGGAGCACTTACGACCCCAGCTGGTGAACGCTACAAGCGTCGTATGTTGGACGCTCGTGCCGAGCAGTTCCGCAACCAGCTACAAGGCTTTGACACGCCTTTGCCTCCAGAGGTTTCGCACGAGAAGGAATTGTCCAAGAAGGAGGCGATGAAGACGCAGAGCAGTCTAGAGTTTACGAACATTCTCAACCAGTTCCAGTCTGGCGATAATAATTTCCTTCAACTCGGCACAAGCGACCTACAAAAGTGGCTGACCAACTTCTATCAACTCCTTCCTTACTATGACCGCAACGATGTTGATGAACTTGTTAAGATTGACGATGCGTTGGAGGAGATTTGGAAAGAGGAACTCGGCAATCTGCGGTTTGAGGGACTACGCCTTCAGTTCAACAAGATCCTTGAAGCCTATATGAGCATCATCAACTTCACACTCCCCCAGCGTGTCCAAGCAATGAAGACTATATTGCGATCAATAGGTCTGGCTGGTGTTGCTAAAGGCGTAATTGCTCCTACACCCCAAGATGTTGCCGATGAAATGGCTGGTGAGTTTGATTATCAGTCATTGCCGACAGAAACTTCTTATCCCAGTGCCTCATCTGGAGGTGATGGATTTGACGACAAGTTTGACGAAGTTGAACCACTAGTTCAAGACAAGGAAGTCGTCCCAGTGCCTCCAGAGGAACAGCGTAATCTACCCCAGTATCGCACCCAAGCCGAGATTACAGCAGAGGCTCGTCGCCGTCAACAAGAGTATCGCACACCTATGGAAAACTCCATCTACGATATTGCGGTTGAGTGGTCTCCTTACACGAACTACAACCCTCGTGCGGACACTCGTGCTTCAGTCATTCGCCAGACGCTTGTCCAACGCATCAAGCGAGTTCTTGCGAATGCCGAACCACAGCCAGTAGAGGGCAGTGGTCGTCGCCGTCGTCGTCGTGGTGGATTTGATGGCATATTTGGAAAGATTATGACGCACCACACTCACCTATAAAAAGCAATACTAAACACTAATCTTGATAAGGTGGCGGTGAGGCACATTGATCACTGGCTGACTTTCGCACCGCCCATCTCGCCAACAATTCATCATCGTAATCGCAAAACCATTCTCCTTCGTCCAGACATTTACATCATAAGGTAGGTAATACCAGCCGTCCGTGTAGTGCCAGATATAGGTGTATTTGATATTGGGGTCTTGGTTGAGGATCTTGGAGTGGTTGAGAATAGCCGTTTCATATTCATTGTGGCGAATGCGACGAGACTTGAGCTCTCGGCGAATGGTTGGGTCGCCGTCAACGATATAGTCCCACCGATCGTGCGACGACGCACTTTTCAAATGCTTTCCACCAAAAAAACTATCTAGAATAGGTAGGGCAAGACGCTCTCCTAGTTCGCCAAACTCCAGATCCAACTGCTTCTTTGACTTGTAGCATTTGTCCAACATTCCTTTTATAAAGTCTGGGGAGATTATTTTTCCAAATAGAACGAACATTTCTAACCCCAAAAAGCAACAGCACCCTTGCTTTTGCTTTTTTAGGCTCTTTGAGTTTCGGCACTTTGACTGGGTGGTTCGTATCGTTATTGATCACCTCGTCGTCGTCCATTATTTAGCGGTGCTTCAAAACTTTACGGCAAATAGCACACTTGGGGTCGTTTGTTAGTAGGTGTGCTAGGCATTCCTTACAATACTTGTGTCCGCAATTGGTGATGTCTAGTTGTCCTTCGGCGATCATTGATAGGCAGATGGGACACTCATACTCCTTCTGGAGCGTCTTCGCCATCTCCTCAATCTCTGCCTTGATATGCGTAGGAAGTGTCGCATCGGTTGTAATCACCAACTGCCTACGCACAATATCCAGAGCCCTATTGTGCGAGTGTCGCACCTCCTCATAATACTTCGCCCACGCAAACTTCATACGACGCTCGTTGTTGTCGCCCATCTTGTTGTTATGATTAGATATATCCTTATACCTTTAAACCACTTCTCATCATAGCGAGAAATGACGCTGTATCATATGATGAAATGACTTAACAGAGTGTGAAGGGTGGTGAAGGCAAAACCGCAAAACTCCTCTATAGGAATGGCTCAACTTTGCCCAACCGACTTTTTTGGAGATTTTGCCTTCACAACTTCATTTTGCCTTCACAGACCTCTTATCTTTATATTCTCATCATACTCTTTGCCTTCACAGAAAATAGTGTAGTAATATAGAGATGTCCAAAGACCTTTTGGCGAAACGCAAACTACCACAAGACTACGCTAGTGATGTCTTGAGAGTTCTTCGGCTGATGTCCTTCACTGGCTTGAAGGGTCTAGAACTGATGGGATCGGCAGAGCTGAAAGCCCAGTTATACGCTGGTGATTACGATGCCTATGAGAAAGTGCCAGTGCGTAGTGTTGCCTCAACAGCCAAGAAGTTCCAGTCAATGATCAAGAAACTGCTCAACAGCAACCTTACCTATATTGGCGACATCAAGATGGGTAGTGTAGAGGAGTGGAAGGTGATTGGTGATGAAGCTACGATCCAGAATGGGCAAGTGCGAGGATATGAACCAAAACGGATTAAGGCAAAGGTAGAAGCCCTTTACAACGATACTATTATTTCTCGGCAACAGCGAGATGTTGCTTTCGCAATGCTAAAGTCCAGCATAACCCCCTACGAACTTCTCCAAATCAAACGAGATTTGCGGTTCAATCTTCTTCGCTGGACACCACAAGAAGTCTTGAAAGGGTATAAGTATCTCCAAGATGGTCGTCGGTTTACGCTAGAGGACGCAATCACCTCACCCACTATCTCCAAAATGGATTGTATCAGCTGGGTTCAAGGCAATCGCTTCACCGAGTTTTCGGTCATTTATGAGTTCTATAAGGGCAAGAAACTGCTGAACGGCGAGATCAAGAATGTCCTCCAAGTGCTGAAAGAGAGCACCTACCAACTCTACTACGAGAAGAACTACTACAAGATGGCGAAGCGTCTCTTTTCTATAGCACGATTGGAGCGTATGACCGCACTCATTCCCATTCTATCCAATCTTTTCAACGGCGATTTGGGTCGGCTGTATATCATTTATGGTGATCTAGGGACGCTGGAGTATATGTTGGAGAACTATTCTAGATTGCCTCGCAAGAAGGTAGAGTTTGAATTAGACCAGTTCCACAACCGCCTAGCGAATATTACGCTTCCCAAATACTTGCGAGAAGAACCAATCATAGTCAACACTCTTGATAAGATTGAGCGACGCAATACGATTGCGACAAACAATGCCCAGATGCTCCGCCTAATTCGGCACTTGAAGGACGAGATGATGAAGTTGCTGTCTCACTACTCCTACGAATATTTGCTTTCTTACCATCTCATTCCAGTTCCTTCCCAGTTTCTACCGTAAACAGTGGTGTATAAGCATAAGACATTTCTACATACGCAAAACTCTTATGCTTTCCACTTTTTTAAAATATCTGGGTCAAATAAATGCCCTCTTTGTCCTTTGATGAGACCAAGACCACCAAGCCGATCGCAATTGTAAAAGGAGGTGATTACGACGGTGAGATTTTATATATCAATGCTGACGACACCAAGAAGGTTCGTAAGCCGAAGCGAGAAATCAATGCCGTTCGCTATGATAAGGAACTGAAACACCTCAAACCAGCACAGCGTGTAGCGGTTTTCAATCGCCTTC